TCTGTCGTACCATTTGGCCAGGCGATGGTAACCGTCGTTTCCGCTGGATCTGCAATCAAGGCTTGCACGGTAGAAAACCCCGTGTCGTCTTCATCGCGAAACACTTCTACGGAAATTGTTGCCGTTTCTGAAAACCCGCTAGGAATCTTTTCCTTCCCCGCTTCAGTTGCGTCCAATGACGACACGTCGATTGTTTCCGATTTTGCACCTGAAACTGATACGCTTTTGATTCCCGCCAACGCTGTCCCGCCCACTGAAACAGTCGTTCCCTTTGATGCTACTTTTGCCATCGGATGTTCTCCCGGTTATTTCTTTGCCTTAGCTGCCTCACGATCCAGCGCTTTGCTGGCTCGTTTCCTCATTGCCGCACCCATCTTGCTGTTTGCAGCTTCATATGCCTGCTTTACGAATGGGTTCGATGGCATGGTTCCAGTCGTTAACTTTGCTTGATCGATCGTTAAATTTTGGCTCAGGTTATCATTCGCCTGAGACGCAAATCTTCCGCCGATCCTCTTCCTGATTCGTTGTTTCGTTCCCAGTCCGACTAAATGCGAATGTGGTGCCACCATTCCCTGACCGAGCTTCTCGATCAGTTTTTTTGCTCGCGCAGATGTACGTTTGCCGACATTGATACCCGCTTTCGCGACTGGTGCGTTTCTCTTTGACCCCTTCTCGAACCTAGACCCGATCGAAGTTTTGAGGTTTTTAGTTTTTCCCACCGGTGCCTTCGAACGTATTTCCTTAGTCACCGTTGATAACGCACCACCCAGTGCTGCGCGTGCAACACGATCCGCAGCCTTATCGGCCATGCCTTTCAGCGTGGCTTCCAGTTCCTTATCACCAGTGATAACCTTACGAGCCATTAACTGGGTCCCACTTCTACGCGAAGCAGAATCTGAGACACGAACAACCACTGCTGATGCAAAACAGCCTTATCTGGGTTTCTTCGCGAATCGAAGTCTGCTTCCCAAATCTGGACTCGTCCTGACTCGTTTCTCCATTGATTAACTCGCTGGAAAATTTGCCGAACCAGAAGTTTCATTTCATCAACAACCTCATTGCTGACGTTGTCGAGTTTTTTGCGAATCCAAATACGAATCACATGGCTGGTATTGTCTTCCAGATCCAGCGTTTCGTTTAACTGTTCCTCAGTCTCCGACACCACATCTACACGCAGGCCGGTGATTTCCTCCAAGGGGTCAATCATCTGCTCGCCATACGTTGCCAGCACTTCGAGACAATACTTTCCGCCGGTATTGATCCGATCGGTTATTGCTCGCATTGCTTCAACGGACGGTGCAACAGTTACTGCCATTCATCACCCAATTTGCTTTGTGTGGATCCGTGTTACCTGTGGACTAATCCTACGAAAAACCTTTTCGCCTGTGGTCGGCTGGACTTCGTAGGTTAACCCGTTCACTGCGATACGGTCTCCACGCAAAGGAGGATCGTAGGGCAGTGATACAGTCAATGCGGTGAAGTCCACTGGCTGTACCTCAATAACGCTACCGGTTCCAGAATCCACATACATCGGTGGCATCGAGGATTTTTCCATCGTCACCGTTGTGTCTGTAGTTCCGCGTGAATACACACAAGATACGCCGCATTCCAAAAGCAAGTCAGCGCACATGTCCCCGATAGCGTCATCAAAGTCAGTCATTCGCTTAGCTCGGCAGAAGAGGAATCGTATACCACTGAGTGGCGGAACTAGCCACAAAGATGGCTGGTACGGCACCACTTGCCAGGCTCATTGCAGCACTAGCTGACAGTGCGTTGATTGTTGCACCCGTCTTTGGCCATACCTTCAGAACGCCAGCAGTGACGCCCTTTACGATTACCTGCATTCCCGGAACCGCTGTTGGCAGGATGACGCCCTTCGTACCATCCGCACCGGTGACAATATTAAGCCCCTGCGACAACTGCGCCGCATCGCCGATCACCGAACCAGTTGCCGTGACGGAGGACACCGCCAGCAGGTTTGACTGCACATTCAGGTCAACAATTGCGTAGTCGTCACCGCTGCCGCTCGCTTCCACTGCAATGCCCGCATAAGTGCCGAGACCGAGTTGATTTGCAGCACCCGAGGACGCATCTCCTGAGTCTGGTGAACCGGTGGGATTCCAGTGAACTGGAAGTCCCCGCACGATGGCGGCAGTTGTCTTTGGCAGCTTGTACACGCCCTCAGTCTGCAACGCTCCTTGAGTATTTGCGGCAATGTCGTCCATTGCGACGCCAACAATACCATTGAGCACGACAACGTCTCCACCCGATACCGCTGACGATGGCGTGTAATCGATTGCCCCGTCAGAGGAATATGTTAATGCTGGTGCCTGCGGCATCTCAGTAACTCTCCTTTTATCATTGTCTCAAAGACGCCCGCAGGAACTCCCTGCGGGCTCATATCGTCATCGTCACTGAGTGACTACGCTGCACCCTTGCTCATGATTGAGTTCAGGTATCCATCACCGAGGTTACAACCGAAGTCGTGATATCCCCGGAACTCGATGCCCAGTGTGCTGAAGTCTGCGTCTGCAGATTCCACAGTCGGTGTTTCCTGACCATTCAGGAACGATACGACCATCGGGCTGCCCATCCCTTTATCCCCGAACAGATACCACGCTGTGGTGCTGTTTCCGGTGATCGATGAATCAGACAACTGTGGAGCACAGATCGGCAGGTATTTTCCAGCGAACGTATTGACGTCGCTTACCTTCACGGAACTGTTGTTGCGACCGACGTACAAAGCGTCCGCGATCGTTTCCAGTTCCGGTGGCACCAGCAACAGCTTTGCAGTGCCGCCAACCCTTTTTGACCCATCCACGGATGACGACGTGCGCTGACGCCATGCCTTCTGCCCCAACCCAAGACCGACGCCGTCGGTTCCGAGGTTTGTAGTAGATCCGCTGATGTAGTTGGTGCGACCCGCTGTATAAATCGTTCCGAGATTTCCAAGGAACGTTTCCCAGAACAGATCGTTCAGCCGCATTGCGGAACCACGACCGAGACGTGCACGCATATCATCGAAAGCACCGAGATCATCATTGATGATGTCGGTTCGGGTGATCGCGTACATTTTTGCGTAGGTCTCTGCCGATCTCGTGAAGGATTCTTCACCAGTTCGACCATGCTTGATCTTTCCGCCGGGACCGAGCTTTTCATAGGTCATATCATCGAGCATTCGATAACTGGTAACCGTCTTGAAGTCGCTCACAGATTTGATCTGTGCGATTTCTCGCCAAACCGAATCCTCTTCCATGTAGCCCTGCAGAATTTCCTTGTTGGCCACGTTGGACAGAATGCCAGGCAGCGTGACCGTAGAAAATGCGGCCTGCACCATTTGAGGAGCACAGGCGTACTGAAGAACTTCCCGCACATTACCTGCGGTGATACGAGTTCCGGCAGATACGTGCATTCCATTGGCCGCAGCTGCCATCAGGAACATTTGCTGCAGACCAATACCACGACGGAACTGACCGTGAGCCGCCTGCAGTGTTTTGTCGTCAAAATGCTTTTCCACGTCCTTGTGTCCTCGCGTGATACATGCAGCAGCCTCAATCACTGCTGGCATGTTTTCGGTGTTGGTTTCAGCAGACCGAAACGATGTTGGGCGAGTACGTGCAGCTGACGCTTTGAGAACTTCCAGTTCCACCTTGTCCGATGTCCAGCCTTCTTCAATGGCCTTTGCTGCGATCAAAGGAAAACCAGCGGCCTTTGCCTGAATGTCAGCAATGCGTCGCGTTTCGTTTGCTGCTTGTGTGCGAATGCCGGCGAGCGATGCCTGCAGATCAATCACAGCGTGAGCTGCTGCTGTCGGTGCAATTACCGGAGCGGCACCCGCTGGGGCTGCTGCAACCGGTGCTGCTGGTGCTGACTTGCTTTCGTAAGCCAACTGCATGGCAGCCATGTCCTCTGGAGTGAGTGTCGCCCCATCGATTTTCAGCGATGCGAGCCATTCTTCAAAAGTCATTACTGACCCTTTCGTAGTAGTGGCCGCTTTCGCTGCCAGGTTTACCTGTGTCGTCGCATCCGCCCCCATGGGCAGAACTGACGTTTCTCGCAGCACCGCGCGGCGTGCGACAATCACCGGGCCGGTGAACACCTGCCCGTTTACCTCTACCGTATGACCGGCAGGGATTTCCTCTTGACTCAATACACGAGCACCGATTGACGCCTGCCATTTGTG